GCACCGTAGGCGTAGTTGTAAACGATATTGACCATCGCGATTGTGATGGAAGGAACACCCGTTCCCGATGCCTTCTGAATCTGGAATATCGGCTGCACGTTCAGGCCTGCAGTCAACGCTGACATATCGAAAGTCGTTGCCTGTGCGACACGTTCACCATCGATAAAGAAGCGAACGTCAGCAATGCCTGATTCAAAGCTGATCGCGAATTTTTTGTAGACAGCGGCCAGGGATACCCCGGTCGCTTTGTCATCGTTGTCAGTGGTGGCGTCATCCGTCTCGGCGAGAATAGCGGTTGTCGAAACTGAACCTTCCATGCGGAACCATGCGTTTGTGGCAACGCTATCATCGGTATCGTTACGCGCGGAGCCCAATCCCATCGTCAGGGTTGTTACGGCATCGATCCCCGCGACCTTCGCGATGAATTCAACCATTTTGATTTTGCGGACATCAAAGGCCAGCACGTCGTTGTGATACAGTGTCACAATCTGCGCTTCGCTGGTTGATGTACATGTAAGCTTTGCCGCTCCGCCATCTTCCGTGATGCAAAGGTAAGTCGGGGTTCCCGCTGAAGACGTATCAGCAGCGGTCCATCCGTTCTGGCCTGGTGTGGTTGTGAATGCCTGAGCGCGGTCAAAAAAGTCTGTGAATTCTCGTGTGCCTCGGCTGATCATTTTCGTCACCCTTTCGAGTTTGTTTGCCCCTATTCGGGGACTGAGCTATTCGCGGGAAACATTCCCGGACAGTAACACTGCCGCAAGCCAGCCCTCGGAAGGACTGGCTCTTGGCGAACGTTGGGCGTGGCTAATTACGCTCCGTCGTGCTTCTGGATGCCGCGATGATCGAGAGCCTTGGCGGCCACCGACTGCAGCACGTAGTAAGTGCTGGCGAGCGTGTGCTCGTCACGGACTTCGCGGACCTGCGGAGTCTCTTGGCCGGCAAGGAAAGTAACCTCGACGGTTTCAACCCGTGTCGGCTCAGCGAACAAGTACCACGCTGTGGATGATGCGGCGTCGAGCAATGGCTCGACAACCAGCTTCAGCGACCGAGTTGGGTTGAACGTGCCAGCCCCGGTCGATGAAGGGTCGAACGCTGAGTTGATCAGAATTTCCGCAGTGGTTTCCAACGCTGCTGGAACAACCAGGTAAGACGGAGTCAGGTTGAGAATGTCAGCTGACTCTGTGCCTTCTGGGGTGTTCTCCCCACGCATTAGTCGCATCAGAGCCTTCAGCGCCCCGAGTGTCGTTGAGCTTGGTGCACCGGCTCCGGTTGTCAGATTCTTTCGGAATCGCAGACCGGCCGCAGTTGCAAGGAACAACGCCTGTGCGTCTCGCATTGTCGGGTTGCTTGTGACCTGTGCCCATGCGACGGTGTTGACCGTTCGGGCCGCAGCATCACCCAGTTTCATCGGCGTTGATGTCAGGGCTGACATATCGTCGTTGACAATCAGTTTGTAACCGAAGTCAATTCCGATCGAACGGCACTCGACCGCATATGTCGCTTTGCCGTCTGCCATGCTCGCCATGTCTGGACGAACCGAATCATTCCACACCGGCAGATTTGGAATTGCTCCCAATTGCATCCGGTGGATATTTTTGAAGTCGGTCGCTGACTGGCCCTGCTTCATTGGTCCGCGCCATGAAGCTGGGACTTCCTGATACCCAATCATCATAGACTTATTGACGGCGTCCAGAGTCAGGTTGCTGAATGAACCCGTCCCATGATAAGCCGCACCACCTGGAGTCGCACGAATGCCGGCCTTTTCAGGGCCGAACATCGCACAGATAGCGATCTGGTCGCGAGTCAAACCAAGCGTCTGAACGCCGCGTGAGCGAACGTATTCCGTGGCCATGTCGAACAGCGTTGCGTGGCGGAAATTGTCGGCCGCTTTGCTTCGCTGAGCTGATGGGTAGTACTTTTCGAGCTTTGCTTCGTCACCGTTCAGTGCGGATCGGCACGCGGTCAGCGTCAACGCTGAGCGAAGATCGACTTCAAGTCGTTCTGTCCCGCTGGAAACGTGGCGAACGGTCACACCGTAGCCGACGTTCTGATCCTGCCCGGCCTTTGCGTCCTTGATGTGCTTGCGAACAGCCGCAATGTCTTCCAGTCCTCGGCAAGCGTCGACTTCGCCGGGCATATCGGCCAGTTCGCAGAGTTCGCGAACATCAACTTCAAATGCCTTGCGAGTTGCGTTCTGGTCAGCGATTGCCTGACGTGTTGCGTCGGCAACAAGCTTGGCAAGATCGGCCGCGGATGGCAGCGTGTTCTGCTGGCTCCGTTCTTCTTCCTTCTTGACTTCGCCAAGCTTTGATGGGTTGTCGAGCAACCATCGCTGAGCCTGATCGTCGGTGAGTTCTGCTGACATGCCTTTTGACACCAGCAAAGCGCGGAGTTCTGCATTCATTGTAAAATCTTCCTGTTCTTCTGAGGACTTGAAACGATTTGCCGCTGGATCAAGTCCCCGCAGCTTTGCCTGATCATCTGCCCCGATTGGAGTCAACGAGACTTCCCGGAGCCGCCACTTCGTTACAACATTTAACGGGCCTTCGTAGGTCCGATTTCCGATTGTTTTCTTCGCGCCCGCTTCGATGTATTGGCGTTTCAAAACGTCATATCCGACCGAGACATCGGTGATATGACCGTCGCGAACACCGCCGAGCGCGTCGTCTGATTCTTTGCTTTTACGGAACACCAGCTTCGCGGTGATCTCACTGCCGTTAACCTTGATTTCGCGAGCCGAGCCGAGCTGATCTTTGACCGATCGGCGTTGATGCGAATCGAGGAACGGAACCTGTCGATTGCTTGGGTATTCAGCACCAGATGGCACCAGCACTTCAGGCACCATCGCTTGACGTCCCCAATCGGGCATGTCTACCGGCTGTTCCGTGCTGATGACTGCTTCAACGCTTCGTGTCTCTTCGTCGAATGTCGCCGCTCGCACGCTCAGGGAGCGATAGTTTGTGTCGGCTGTTGCCTGATCTCTCTGGCTTCGTTTACGCATCGAGAACTTCCTCCAGTAAATCGTCTTCAACGGCATCTACTGGCGATTGCTCTTCGCTTGAAGCTGCCATCTGCTGAACGGCAATCTGGTCCTGAGCGTCGATGCCCATGATGTTGTTAATCACTTCTGTCGGAATGCCTTTTGCCTCGGCCACCTCGTAAAGCTCCGCAACATCGTTCAGCACATCTCGCCAGTTCACGTTGATCTTGGCACATTCCATTTGAAGTGAGGAAAGCCCTGCGTGAATTCGTTCGCTGGCTGCTCTAACGTCGTCCTTCGGATTGATTGAAAGGGCAACCGGGCCTTGCCAGTTGGCTGCTGAGAACATTTCCGGATTTGACTGGAACTCTTCAGCCGACACGATGCCATCGAAGTAGCCTTCAAAGACTGCGGTGCGAAGAATCGTTTCCCAAATTGGCTGGCAATAATGGGACGCAAACCATTCTTGAACGATCTGAATTTCAGGCCAACAATCGTTGTCTGCGGATCGCTCCGAGCTGAAGGAGCTGTTGCGATAATCGCCGGTCACTGTGCTGGCTTTTGTGCCAGGCATGGCCGACGCGGTTCCGCGCTGGAGATGCTGCACGAACGCTTCCGGATTCATGTTTGGCTGGTTTGGGGAAAGAAGCTCGAATGAGCCGTCCTTGCCTTTATTGACTACCATGCCCGGCTGAATTTTGTTGATCGTGTTGCCGTCACTGTCTGTCAGGTCGGTGCCGTCTGCAGATCCGGAGTTGTATTCAGATCCAGCATTCAACCCGAGCTTATTAGCCCCGGTTGGCTTGCTGTAGGTCGCAACCATGCACGATGCCATCGCAGATGCGGTCAACACGTTGTATTCGAGGTCATCAGTCCGGCGAGCGCGAAGGATTGCAGACGAAAACCACGGCACGCCGCGAAGCTCGTCAATATCCTCTTCGATGTAAAGGTGGCCCATCTTGTCGATTGGGATCCGCGTTGCCGTCGCTGGTGCGGATGCGGCGTCTGAAATCAGGGTGTTCTTCACCCAGTAGGCAGTTCGCTCATCGTTTTCGTTCAGTTCGATACCACGGAAGACGCGGCGACCATCCGGCAAAGAGTTTTGCAGAATCTCTGATTCACTCGCCAGCCGGCAGGTATCAACCAACTGTAGAACGACAGCGATCGGCAGGTTTCGGCGTGATTGCTCGGCGGAACTGATTGGTTTAATTCGATAAAGCGTGTCGCCGGACAAAACAACCGACCGAAACGCCAGTCGCTGCTGACACCCCATCGTTAAACCACCTTTTCCAGGCAGTCCACGGGCATCAAATCCGCTCTGTAATTGCTCCCAAAGCTGCATTGCACGCTCGCGAAAAGGCACGTTTGGGGTGCCATCGGCGAATAATGCGATCGATTCCGGGTGCATACCCTTACCAATCACCTTGGCTTCGAGCGATCGAACGATTTTCCGGCAGGAAGGATTGTCGCGGTACAGATCCCATGACTGAGCGCGAAGGAATTCAATCCGGCTCCCGCTGACTTCGTTTTCTTTCTGGACGATGCCACGAAGTGCGTTCAGCCGATTGAAATTAGCCGCTGCGTAGGGGCCTTTTGCGGTGCCCAGCAGTTTATTGACCTGCTGAATCGTGGCCCGTGCTTCAATGCGGCGAAGCTGTGCAGATGGTGAGAAGATACCGACGATGGAATCGATGATACTCATAGGCTCGGCCCCTCCAGTGATAGGAGGGAACACATTGAGCCGGTCGAACCGTTGGCAATCTCGTCAACAAGCTCTTTACGGAACTCGCGAAGCTCTCGCAACTGCGCCATCGTCTTTTGACGGCCAGCCATAGAGTAAGACTGCGCGGTCAGACAGTCGCTGATCGCGGTCTCAACTTGCGTAAGAAGTTCGGAAGCAGTTGCCATGCTCACATGTTGAGCGGATTAACGACAAATGTCCTTACTAATGATTTCCAATCATCTAAGCGACTGAATATTAACCGGCCGATGATCGACGATAATGGCCTGCAGTTGTGCGATGTATTGCTGTCTTGCGGCTTGAATCTCAGCCCACTCCATTGACCATGTGAACCCGCACGGCCCAAACTCACTGCCGGGAATAGTCTTGTCGCACTTATAGTAACGCTTACCCATAAAACTGGAATTTGTGGCTGTGCCGTACCCTTTAAAACGGCCCCAGCAAATCGGGCAGAATCGCTCAGCCTCAATCTTTTTACCTGATGCGTCTTTTTGCACGTTGAGCTGCACCGGCTCCTGTGGTGCCTCGACTGGCTTTGCCTTTTCTGCTTCCTGCTTCTTCTTACTCATTCCACGCCCTTCCGTCTGGTCTTGTGGTGCCTGAATTGACAACCGTTTTGGCTTTGGTGTAGACACCGCTGCGAGGCGGGAAGCCTCCGTTTTGCTCAACGTAGGCGCTTGCGAGCGCGATCCCGTACCGGACTGCGTCGCGGAAGTCGTTTGCAATGTTTTCATCCTTTTTCTGCCAAAACAATTTTGCGTTGCCGCGGTTGTCGATCTTGTCCGCCAGCGTGCCATTGCACAGCTGCTCAAGAAACTCGATATCTGATTCGGCACCTATACAGAGCGAGAGTGATTCGTCATCCTCCGGGAGCCGCTCATCCAGCCTGGCCTGCAGGTCTGTTTCCCAGTAGTCGGTGTTGACCCGGAACAGTTCCTGTCCAGCATTGTCACCGGTTTCCACGCTCCCGAGCTTGTAAGGCAGCCCGCCCATGTCTGTTGACGCGCCTTTGATGGCAAGCATACCACTGTGCGAGTTGCAAAAGTCGTATGTCTTTTTGGTGTCCCATCCCGAGTCAGCAGCTGCAGCGTGCGGCATCATTGGGTTTCCGCCGTCCAGATGCTGGTACGGGTTGCGAATGTGCCGATCCCACACCTCTTCAAGCGTCGACGAAAGACCGTAGTCGACCAGATGCGCGGACCGATTAATTCCGTGAGCCAATAGAACCCAAAGGCGATATCCACCATCCGCCGCCTGTTGGTCGATTGTGACCGTCAGCAGGCGAGCCCATTCCGGCAGAACACGGCGTGGAATCTTCGTCGCCAGCCGCTCGCCAACCTTCTCCGGAGTGCTCTTGGATTTCTTAGCCTCCCATGTCTCGCCCTTGTCTTCGTTGATCCACTGCTGCAGGTCGCGAGGCTTTTTGCACTTACTCAGGAAGTCGTCAACGATGTCGCCCCAGCCGTGAAACAAGGCATAGAAGACGCTGATCTGGCAGCCGTAATCAGAGCCCCAGTTGAGCGGCTTTCCAATCAGCCAACTGTGATCGTCCGGCGCGAGGCTTCGGGCCTCCATTGCTTTCTCGTGGTTCACTTCGCAGCCGGCCGGAACCCAGACGCCGCGATTGATCATCCACGGGCGATGAATATCGTTAATGCGTCCGTCGCAGTGCAGACAGACATAATGAGCCGTGCGACGTGCGAGCCCTCTATCAGTCTGGCCGCTGGGTGTCTTTTCGTAATGGATCATTCCCGGCCCGGAACCGTCACCAAATTCGAGCGTCTGGAATTTGAAGCAGTGCGGGCATGGAACGTGATAGCGGTGATTTGTGGACTGAAGACGGCCCGTCTCGATGGCGCTGCGACCACGCACGCTAGGAGTGGATTCGAGGATGAACTTTCGGTCTGGGTATTCAGCTCCGCGTTTTCTAAATCGCTGAATTGGATCCCCTTCTGTCGATGTTGACTCGACCACCCATTTGTCAATTTCGTTTCCAACACCCACCCTGATTGACTTGTCGGCCAGTCGACTCTTCCCCCTGGGCCACGCGCCATGGCAGACTGACCGCTGCAGTTTGATCTGAGTTTTACTTTGCCGGATCGCACGGGGGGCCTGATCTCGCAAGCGTGGACAGTGCTCAATCATCTTCCAGAATCGACCGAACACGCTTTTGCAGTTCGTTTCGTCTGGGGTGGCAAACATTGTTTCCTCCGGCCGCTGATCCATCGACCGCTGCAACATCGCCAACGTGAAGTTGGTCTTGAACATTCTCGCAGCCCACTGCAGCCAGATCGTGCGGAACTGAATCGAGTCGTATGCCCAGCATGGCCCCTGCGGAGCTGTCACCCAAGGAGACTGTTGCTCTGAGAACGCTTCTCCGGTGTGCGAGTAGAAGTGCGTGCGGATCCAGTCAGCGGCGGATTCATTCATCCGCGGCCTGAGCAGCTCCAGCATTGTGTCGAGAACGAAACTCACTTCTTTCGTATCCTCAAATCGTCGCAGATCTCTTTCAGGGATGTTCGGACGGTGTCTTCAATGGCTTCTTTGATCGGTGCTTTAAGTTCCGAGGGGCAGATGTTGGCACACTTCAGCCCGAGCGAGTTAAGGCGATTCACCAGGCGGGAGACGGCGATTGACAGATCCCGTTCGATGTCTTCCTTTCGGACCAATCGACCACTGACGATATCGTTCTTCAGTTGTCGCGTTCTTGCGTTTTCCCACCGCTCAGCCATCTCCGCCCGCTTCAGCTCGATTCCGATTTCCGAAACTTCAGCGTCTTCGGCGACCGCTTTGATATTTTCTGACCGCCACTTTTGGACCGCCTCAGTCGATGTTCGCGGGCAGCCTCGCGCGAAGTATTTCTTCAGCGTTGTGTCTGAGACTCCAACACCCTCAACAAGTTGTCTGATTGTCAGGTTGCGGGTCTTGACAGCTCGCTTTTTTGGCTTCCGCTTTGGTTTTGATTTGGCCTGCTGCATTCGTGGCTGTTTAGGAAGGAAGGAACCCCCTGGGAATTTTTGTTATTCGCGAACAGCCCGCAGTGCATTACC